GCGCGCGTGCGCACGCGCGATAAAGTATATCTACTTGATAAACTGAATGGTCCGATACATGGAGCCTTTAAATGGCACCTAGCCCAGTACCTTACTTGATAGGTACTGGGCTAGGTGACACCATGACACTGTTAAAGTGTCCCTCTCTTCTTCATTTGCTTCCTTGTCACTCTCTCTTTCGTTTTACACTGCTCTTCAAAGTCTGCGTTTTCGTATTTTAGCCGGTTTTCCGCGATTACCGCCGCCTGTCTGTTCTGTTTAATTCTCCACAATCTTTGTGGGTTTTCAGCTTCCATCATTTTTTCATAATAGCGTGGAATTTGTGCGCGCTTGCCGTTTGTGCATTGGATGTAGCCTTGTCTCCAGATCTCTTCTTTGTGCTCTTGGTAATAGTGATCTCCTAAGCCTGGTTTAAGACTCATACATGCAAAAGGCTTTTGTTGCCCTAGTTCATAGTACGCGTTTGCCTTTTGACCGTCAATTTCGTACATTTTTTTCGTCACGTACCCTGCAACATATCTATATGTTTCCGGTACTGCTTGTGCTATCTGTATTTGACCCATTCCCCATAGGTTTCCTAGCCATTTACTTGTAAAATATCCGTTGTGCTGTATCTTGTACAAGTGTTCTAGATCTGTTGGTTCCCATCCATACAGTATCATATGATAATGTGGCCTTGCTGTCTGTTCTCCGTACTCTCCTGCCACAAAATAGCGTAATTTGCCCTTGTAAGCCTTTCTGAGGCGTTTTAAGAACTTTTGAATGTCAGGATATAGCAAAGTTTGGACGCTTTCAGGACGCTTCTCTCCCGGTTTCCAGACGTATTGCACTTTTCGCATGATTTCGCCTGTGTTTACTATCATGCCTGGTACATGATCATCGTCATAGGTTAATGTTATAAACCATACTTCTTCTCTTGGATAGTCTCGTGCTTCTAATTCTATTCGTGTTGTCCAGTCCTCTCTTTGTCTGATTCTGCATCCGATGCACTGCCCGCATGGTATCAACATGATGTTTTTTCTGTACATCAAATCTTCATATTTGAGCTGTTTTCCCGATATTTCAGAAAAGCGGGCAAGTGAATACACCCGCCCGCTTATATCTTTGTTTTCCGGGTTGTACAGCCTTATTAATGGCTTGTAACAACTCATTTTAAATAATCACCCGGCTTTCGTTTTTCTCCGTAGCTTCCCGTTTTATCTTGCGGTTTCATGCTTCTGCTCTGTCTTGCGCCCTTTTCTGCCTTTGCTGTTGCATCCGTAATGGCTTTGCTTGTGTTGCTTCCTACTTCTGTAAGCGCCTTTTGCAGTCCGTATGGCGTCATGTGTGTTGAACTGAGCATCTGCTGCCAGCTTTCTGCGGCGTTGTACCAGTCACTTTTACTCCAGCTTGAACTTGAGTATGCATTCGGTACAAATCCACCGCTTCTGCTTACTCCTAGTGCGCTACTGCTTGCAAGTCCCATACTTGCCCCACTAATTGTTCCTGCAGATCCGCCTGGTGTGCTTGCACCTCCGTTAGAAAATGCCAAAATCGGATTTAAGCCGGCTTTCTTCATATCTTCAACTGCACGCTGGTATGCTGTGCTTGACATGTGCTCTTGCCATTCACGGTTTGCTAGTGCCTCTGCACTGTTGTAGTTCATCGCTACGCTGTTTTCAATGTGGTTATATACGCCCTGCATGATTGCTTGTAAGGTGTTGTAACCCATTTGTTTTAACATGCTTTGACTGTTGTATTTACCTTGCATGGCTGCTTCTTGCCCTTGGTATGCGTATGCTTGTTTTAGCCAGTCGTTTACTTGCTGAATGTTTGTGCCTGCTTGGCTTCCGCTCTCTGAGTGTCCACCACCTTGGCTTGTGCTTCCGCCCTGGCTTTGGCTGTTGCCTGTCTGACCCCATCCGCCAAAAGCTCCAGCAACGTTTTTTGCTGCTCCGGCGATTGTTCCGACCGTATTTGCTACGTTTCCTGCTACGTTTAGCGCTGTTAAGAATCCTGATAATGCCCCCATTTAAAAATAGCCCGGATTTCTCCGGGCTTCCTCCTTTCTTACAGTTTGTACAAGCCCGGTACACTGTACAATGGCATCCGTCTTGTGGTTTTGTTTGCTATGCGGATAGCTCCGAAGAACTGAGGCTCATCTTGCACGATGAGCGTGCGTGCAATCTCGATTTTGCCTTCTTCCATCCAGTCTTGCGACAGTGTTGGTTCTTGGGTATAGTAGTCTGCATAATGCCAGAAGTCCAGTGTTCCTACCGCATTACTTCTCATTTTGCCAGATACCCGGTTAGGTTTCATGCGATAGTCTGCCCATGCTTCCTGGTACCCGAACGTTTCTTCGTCCTTTGCATCGCCGGTGAGCATGATTTCTTTCTTTTTTACAGGCTGTTCACCTAAGTTTGCGAACTGTGGCACGTAGTAGTCCAGCCTGTCTTTTCTGCTCCAGAAACGTTCAAGTCCCTGCTGGTAACTGCGATTGTGCCGCACACAACATACACCGATTACAAAACCATGCTCTTCAAACGATTTGGTAAAGCTACTTTCGTTGATTGGCGTTACTGACATTGCACCAGTTTCGCCAATCGGCGTGTCGTTGTTTGTCAGCTGTCCGCTGGTCTGCACGATTTGGTTGATATTGATATGATATCTGCCGCCGCCCAGGTATTCCGGCACTTGTACGGTTTTATCACTGATAACCACGTCCCACAGTGCTTGTACCTGTTCGCGGTATCTGCTGCCACCTCGTGCCAGCGCTTCATAGTACTGTTGTACTGCTACGGCTTTTCTCAGGTCGTTGATGGTTGCTGCTGTGACTGACCCGAGGTCTGCGCCCAGGTACACTACTTTATGGACGTCCCCTTCTCCTGTTCCGACGTTTACATATGCTTGTTCTTCACCTCCGTATGTTGAGATTGCATACAGTTTGTCTTTTATGTTGGCTGGTGTTGTTGTTCCGTCAAAAAAGCTGTTTGCATATAGAGTTGTTTGGTCTTTAAGTTTTTGGTCGTTGAATCCTTTTATCATTGCGTTTCCCATCATCGGCAGTGCTACCGCTGGCCCGCGCTGAGGATAAGGCAGACAGCTGGTGAAGTAGTCGTGGAATTTGTTTACAGGTAACAAGTTTCCGCCGGTGTAGGCGTTGTTTTCTGCTTCCTGTACCCAAACTTCATCTCCGAATTCGTAGGCTACGTTTGCATCGTCCGTTCTTAGTGTTGCTCTGTTATCTACGTTTTCATCCCTGAAAAATTCATTCCAAATTTTTACGTACGCTCTTACGGGTAGTGCGTTAATTCTAAATTCTTTTTTGATTTTAGTCGGCACTCCCATATAGTCTAGAATGGATTTTTCATCTGGTGCTGGTTTTGCCTCCGTTCCTTTGATTACGATTTGTGGCACTGCGTATTCTTTTGCTGGCATCCATGGTGTTGCTTCTACTTCTCCCATAAAGTACTTGAAGTTGTCCCACAGAATTCTGTTAGGACAATAGAAGTAGTAGAAGTCGATAAATGCATCGTCCATTACCGGATATTTTGGCGTTGTCATCCGGATGATTGCTGACGTGTCTACTCTGAATGTATCACCCGGTAATACTTCGTCAACATAGAATGGGATCAGCTTGCCGGAGTCGAACGTTGTTAAAACCGTTTGGTCGCGGTTAAAACTTGTTCGGCTCGCTTTCACTTCTGGAATCTGGTTAAAGTGCCGTTCATTGTTTCGATTCACTTTTCTTCCTCCTTTGTTTTAGGCTCTGTTTTAGGCTCTTCTTTTGCTGCTTCCTGCAGCTCTTTTAGTTTCATGGCGTTTGCCTGTGCTGTTGCGATCATGCGATGATACTCGTGAATGTTCTGCGGAAACTCGGTGATATCTACTTCCGTTCCGTTTAGTGCTCCCTCTGACAGGCTTTTTAGGAACTGCGGGTCAAAACTCGCTTTTCGGACAATGCTTTTGATATCACATTCATCCGCATAGCTTTCAATTTCCTGCTGGATATCGATTGGTGCAGTTTCTTGCAGCACTTCTTCCCCTTTTTCGTCCTTCGTCCAAACGTATTGCTTTAAGATTTTTTCTCCAGGATTGGAAAAGAAGGGCTCTCGCCCTTCTTCATATCGTTTATTCATGCGGCTTGCCCTCCCATACCTTTTCCTTGTCGTTGGTAAACTCGCCGGTTTCATCGTCAAACTCTGCCAGTTTGACGCCGGTATAGTCGCCCGGTGCCTGTCCGACAAACGTCTTTTCATCTTTCGCCATTACGTTGCACATACGTGCAAAGGTTGCACTGTTCTTGCTCTCGCCTACCCATGCGTAGCACTTCGCCACACTGTCCCAGAGACCATAATATTCATGCTTCATGATATCCACTTTCCTTTCCTTTACAGCCGGATCCCGCCACGCATAGGCTTTTGGCTGAGGTTGATACTTTTGGTTTTTCGTGCAGTTGCGTTGAAAATGCGGCGGTCTTTTGCGCCGCTCATTACTTTACGATGCCGTGCCACTGTTATACTCCCTTCGCATTAGTTCCATTTCAATGCTGTTTGCAAAGCTTTTCATTTGCCAGATTTCATCTATCAGCTTTTTAGCGTCTTCGATGTTTGACACTTTTCTAAGCATTCTGTAATTGCCATCAATTTCTTTGTATTTTTTTACGAGTTGTCTTTCCAATGATTCTTTGGGCTGGTCTCTTATGTTCCACGATTTCATTGCTAGTTCTCCCTTCCAGGTCATTCGTCATTCATTCACTGCTTGTCATGCAGTACATGATAGATCTCGTCTAGCTTTTCCAAGATCTGTCGCATAACTGCGATTGCAGCTTTCAGGTCCTTAATGCTGATAAGTGCCATTTGTTACACCCCCTTTCTGTATTTTTTCCCAGTTCGCACATCAAAGTGCACCCAACTTTTGTATACGATAATGCCGCATCCATCCGGGACGATTTCATCCAGCTTGTTGGCAAGTTCTTTTGCGCTTATTCCATTTACCCGGATATCTGCTGCCATACCGCGCATGTGATAGCTGTATTTTGCTCCGCCGCATTTTGCGTTCCACCCTGGTGTTCTGTATCCGCTGGTGATAATGACCGGTTTTCCCAGCTTATCCCGTAAGATATCCAGAATGGTGTATAGATAGTCGTCTATGAATACTACTTGACTGCCGTCTTTGCAAGCAAATTCTTTTACTTTGAAGTGTCTTGCCAGCTTTATGTTTCCGTCTGTGTCCAGTATATAGCTTTTAATCATCTTCGTCAACTCCTTACATCCACATTATTTTGTTTTCGTTTTCCAATTGGTTGATTCTCTGCCGGGACAGCTCGCACGTTCTGTTTATCCAGCAGTTTTCTTTTTTGCTGAAAGTGTAAGGGAAACGGATTTGCCCATCAATGCTTGAACGGTAGAACTTTACTTTTTTGTTTTCTGTGTATTCGTAACAGTTTTTCATGATCCTTACCTCTCTTTCTGGTTATATTATAGCATATTTCTTTACAATTGTCAAGTATTTTAATTGATATATCAGTAGCCGGTTTTGTCCCTTTGTTTTGATGGCGCTTTAGCGCCCTGCCGTGCGTAGCGCATGCGGAGCTCGGCTGGTCCATTCCTTTTTAGCGCTGTGCGCGTTTTCAACACTTTCAACACTTTCAACAGGTTTTCAACAAAAAGTTGCACAATGATTTTCGTCATTTTGACGGACTTTCAACATTTCAACAAGTTTTCAACAAAACTTTTAACATTGTTTTTTGCTTTTTATTTACGCTTTAACGTTAAATTTTAGTACTTTTCAACTTTTCCACTATCTCTACTACTACTCCTACAACAAGTTATATATTATACGGCGCTTGTGAGCTTGCGAACAATAGCGCCCAAGAGCCGCGCGTGCGCGCGTGCGC